AATCTCCTGGCGTGCCTGGTACAGCGGGATGCCGAATGTCCCGAGAGCGGCCGAGAAACTGATTGCAAGGTCTTCTGCTTCCTTAAGACCTCCACCTATATTGCCAATTTGAGACGATACGATGCCAAAAACTTCGATGACATCATTGGATGTGACTCCAGCAAGCTCAATAGATCGCTTTCGAATGCTGTCAATTCGTCCTTCGATAGAACCTGTAAGACTGACAATCTTCTCGTATGGATCAGTGATCTCTTTTCCGTTCTTTAGGACTTTACTTGTAGAAGCTAGTGTAGTCTGCGTCTTTAAGATTGTTTCACGTAGTTGGATCTCTCGCCCCACTGTCTCGTTAAAAAAACCCTGGAATGCACCTTTGACCATACCTACGGCTTGTTGTATGCCGTACATCGCAAAGCCCACTTTGGCGAGGTTCTCAACTAACTTCATCGCGCCACCACTTGCGGCGTTATAGGAGTTAGCTAGTATTTGACCAGCTTCTGCGTTTTGTTTTAGTGAAGCAGCAGCTTGAGGAGCAGCTTTCGCTACTTCCATTGTGCCTTTAGCTAGTTGCTCGTACTGTCGTATTTGGTCACCTAAAGGCGTAGGCGCCATTTTTGCGACACTATAGAATTGCTTAATAGTATTAGACGCTTCTTTGACATTATCTTGAATATCGTTTAATCCTTTACTGAACTTACCAATATCAACATGCTTTAATTGCTCAAGACTTTTAGATAAAGCACTTGTATCTATAGAAAGCTTTCTTTCTTTAGTAGCAGAAGTCGCGACTGTATCTAATCTTCTAAGGTTTTCCTCTGCTGATTTAGTGTCAGATGTTACTCTGATCTGAAAGTCAGGCACTGACTGGGTCCTATACGTTAATCGTATTTTACGTGGATTGGCTGATCGGGGTAATCAGAGAAGTAAACACATGCATAGGGATCTGACGCTTGAGCAATAGATTTTTCAACTGGGCCACAGTTTCGTCGCTGGGCCCGATACGGGTTGCGCTCTCGGGGTTCCAATCCGGGAACGGCAGGAAATCCTTGACATCCAACTTGGGGGCGGCGCGTTTGGATCCGGAGAAGCCGTGAGCGATCCCGATTAGGGTCGTGGTCAGGCGAGCTACCGGGAGCGCATCAAGGTTGGCTCGGCCGAATTCCTGGTTGTCCAGTTCACGGAGGACCCAGCGAATGACCCGGACTGGGGTCCGCAGGAACCGGTCAGCAGGGAAATCGGGCCCGAGAGGGGAGCAGCGAATGCGGAAGTAGATCGAATCCCAATCGGTCTCGGGGAGCCTGAGATGGGATTCGCAGCGGTCGATGATCTCGTCGATGCTCAGCTCGCGAGTGCTGCTTCCGCCTCTTCTGGCTTTCCCTCGGGTTCAGGCCAACCGTCGCGCTCCCAAAGAAGGAACTGATAGATGCTCTTGCGGATTTCAGAAGGCAAGTCTTCTGTGTCTTCTTGGGTCCAGTCCCGAGTTTGGATCCACTCACGAGATTTGGGCATTTTGGTTTGCCCTCTGTACTGCATCAGCAGAGTCACATAAGCGATCTGCGTTTGTGTGAAAGAGATGCCGGCATTCTGGACTTCACTGAACTCCTCGACGTAGTCGTACAGGAGATCGCTGTTTGCATCCTCCGACAGATTGGACAGGAGATCTTGTGCTTCCTTCGGTGCGATGTCCTTATCTTTAGAAATTCGACGGACCAACTTCATTTGAGCAAGTGTTGCCTTGCTCTGCTGTTTATCAATCTTTTCAATCCCAATAATTTCACCAGGACGGAGCTCTTTGTGAATTGGTAACCGAAAGGGTCCGATCTCGTGGAATTCAGTAGGGGCGGGAAACAGGAGGCTGCCGTACTTACTCATAGCTTGTAGGGAGCTCAACGTCCCAGGCCCGACATGGGGTCGATTGGTTGAGCAGTTCTGGTGGGAGATTCACTGACAATGTAGCGCGTTCATCCGCTAAGCGTATAGACTGGTGACGGATGAGGGGTTCGAGATAGAGGGCACCGCAGTGGAGCGTGGAGCCCTCGACTCGACAATTCACCGCGAAGACTGTGCGTTCCGGGTCGCTCAAGAGTGGATAGTTCATGCCGAAGAAAAAGGCCCCGAGAACGGGGCCTTGTGAGTGTGATTGCAGCCGTGATCAGGCGAAGCTGAGCGGAGTGGTGTTGCTGTACTTGCCGAACACAGGACGACCCCGGGACATGAGATCCAAAGAGATCTCGGTCAGGCCTTCGGCTGACATCTGCTCTTGGTAATTGGAGACAACAGCGTTGAATCCTGTAAAGTCGTAGATGTAAGCCCCTGTAGTGCCGGTAGCCTGACCCATTTCTTTCAGGAACTCGAAGTAAACTTCGAAGTTCTTGTCGTAACGGGCGCGTTGGAACAGCTCAAAACCCTCTTCGTAATCACCAACAAATTGGGGACAAGTACCTGTACCCCCAGTAGGAACATCAGTGTCCCGTAGGAAGTAAGTCGTAACACTGGCTTGTACGCTAGATCCAGTGATCACGCTATCGCCCCAGCCGTCATCACCTAGCAGACGGAAGTCTTGATTGGTGTCGTTGATTTGGAACGAGGTTTGTGTCACACCTTGAATGGTGACATAAGCATCACCAGCGTCCAATGTGGGCAGGGTGATCAAACCAGTGGTACTATTACGTGTAGCGTAATAGCGACAAGGGGCTTTAAGACCTACAGCACGAACTAGCGTGCGGTGGGCTTTGTGGAAAGCAAGTCCGATTGCATAATCGGCCATGGTAGGTTCTCCTAGGGGATGGGGGGATGGATGGATGGCTCGGTGATACGAGCCGTGACAGCTTCAAAAGTTGCCTCAGTACGACGCATTGGCACAATTGAAGCCCGGGGAAAAGTCCGCACCAATCGGCGGACGATGTCTCGCATAGAAAGGGGCATTTGGGTGCCCTCCTTCTTGCCGTAGTTCGTGAAGCGGACGTCCCAAGTCTCGAAAGACAAAACGCCGCTCATCGAACCTGGAGACCGGACCTCGGGGACTTCCTCGATGGTGCATTCGATGCCGGTGATGTTCCAGCTAGAAGGCACTGTGGAAGAGCCGATGACATAGACCGCAGGAGTTCGAGAGCCATTGGGCAGGGTGTAGACACCTGGCCAGTGCAACTCGCTCTTGAGGGTGGAGCCGTCAGCCTCGTAGATGTCGAGGATGAAGCGCTCAAGAGTGCGGCGCAGGTCGCGGGGGCTGGGGCAGGCGGTGGAGATCGTCATGGGCGGTTCAGCGCAGAGCGCATGAAGACGCCGAACTTGGCCGGGGCCTCCTCAAGGGGGGCCTTTGTCCAGCGCCTGCCGGGGAAACGGAGGCCCGATAGAGCAACACCGCCCTCGTGAACTTCGGTGGCGTAAGGGACGGGCCAGGTGAAAGTCACCGAACCGTCAGAGTTCACCACGCGGGTCAGGCTGGCCCGAAGGCGGCCCGTGTCCACGATGTCCCGCACCTGAGGTGGGGTGGGATAATCCCACTTCACAGAAGAGATTTCATCTGTGAAACGGGTTTCGAGCCAAGTTGCCAATTGCTGCATGGCTTTAGCCTTAGCAGCTTGGACAGCTCGATTAATGTCGCGTTGTGGCCGTGGCATTACGCTGGCCCCCCGAGTACGCGGAAAGTACCTTCGATAGATTGTCGAAGGGTTCCACGGTGGTAAGCGTCCATTGCAAGGTCGAATACGAGCTCGAAACGGCCTCGGTATCCATTGATCGTGGCAAAGGCCTGAGAGCCGTTCGTGATGCGTGGGTCGAGCTTGGTAGGAAACAGCAAACGCCCGGAGCACGAGTACACCGTGCTGTCTACGCCGCTCTGAGGGGACCAAGATGGGGCCTGGAGCTTGATAGCAGCGAGGTATTCGACAGTTACGAGATCTTGAGTGAAGTTTCCTGTAGTAGGATCTACAGAGCCCAGCCTGTCTGCGGGCACCTCAAACGCCAGTTCAGCATTACCCCAAGGGGCGTAATCAGCAATAATCGCGGTAGCGATAGGCATGACTAGAGACTGAAACCACAAATAGCGAGTGAGTCAAGAAGTCGTTTGTACTCTTGGCCATAGAGAGTCGATTCGATCAGGTTGCCCGTGGGGGCACCAGAGCGAGCCTCAATCTGCAGACCGATCTGAGCGATGCGGGTGGCCAAGAGATGGGCGGCAAGATAGGTGACACCGTCTGTGTGGAGGGGGCCCCACACGACAGGAGAAGCAGCACGACCTGCTTCTGCGATAGCCCCTTCGACAATGTCCTCCGACTGCTCTCCGAACTCGGGGAAACGGGTTAGGAAGGATTCAGTAGAAGGAATTGCCACTAGCCGTTACCAGAGGTAATAGCTGTCTTGCGTCTTGCGATCGCGTTTTTGACCTTGATCCGCTGATCCTTAGCGTCCCATTTAGAGAGCTGTTCAAGATCGAAGCTGTCTTCAATCAACCGCAGAGCGGTTTCAAGAGGGAAAGCAGCGAGGGAATCGCTAGCTTCAGGTTCGACTTGTTCTTCTACGACAGTGGACTCTGCAGTTTCAATGCGTAAAGCACCGATTTGAAGAGCGGTTTTAACCTCTGCGTAGTCTTTGATTCCAGCCCAAACTGTCTCTGGGACTTCACGATTAACACCCGCCGAGAGGCAGAAGTAATCAGGAAGACCCTTCTCCTGTAGGAAAGAGAAGCCCCAAAAGGCCTCCTTGTCCATTGGAGGATTGAGCAGCTCGGGACGGTAAACGAGGATCATGATGGATGGGTTGGCTTAGCAACCTGTTCAGAATAGGTCAGAAAAGGCTACGCTTTCTCCATGACAAGGCCGCTCTTGGGGTAGTACCAAGCGAGGCCGCCGCAGCGAGCGTGTGCAGCAACGGAGAATTCCAGACCACGGCGCTCCGGAGGGAAGAACTCCAGGGGTTGAGTGATATGGAACTGGAGTTTGTCCGGGCTCCGGTCGTAGATGACGATGCGG